TATACCCGATGTCGGCCATCGTTCCAATGACCACTCCAAAATCTTTTCCTTTGTTTGAGGTAAGAAGACCAGGGACATTTTCAAGGATGAACCACTCAGTTTTCGTTTCTTCAATAAGTCTTGCAATCTCCCAGAATAATCCGCTTCTTTCTCCAACAAGACCAGCCCTCTTTCCAGCCACGCTAAGGTCTTGACAGGGAAATCCGCCTGTGATAATTCCTCTACTAGATTCAAATCCTGCTTCAATTAAATCACTTCCTTTCACATCTGTTATATCAGAGAATTGTTTTGCATTAGGGAAATGCTTAGCCAATACGGATTGGCAAGCCTTGTCTATCTCAACATTAGCTACTACCTCTACGCCGTTGCGTTCCATAGCAAGATCAAAGCCGCCGACACCAGCGAAGAGGGATACACCTGTTAACTTACTCATTAGTAATAGTTGCGGTTGAGGAAAAACTTATATGCCTTACAGGGTGATCCGTATCGGTGAGAAATGTATTTAAGACCTCTAAGGATTTGGTATTCAGGTCTTCTATCTTTCTCTCTAAGGAGCTGAGCAATACCAAAAGCGCTAGATCCTTGTTGGTTCTTTGCGAGGTGGTCAAACCGGCTTTCACGGGTCCAAAGGGACTCAAGGCATTTCCACTCTCTTCCTTGCCACCCAAAACCAGCCGAAGCGTAGTCTTTTGCGAGCTTCCTGTTGTATCTCTTCTCATCTTGTGTTGCCTTCCTATTCTCTATTACCCCGTCAGGGATTCTCCCTACCGGTGGTTGAAATAAACTGTTATGACCTACTGTCAGCAGGCTTAGTGTTACCATCAAGATCAAGCCATTTCTTACCCATCTGTTCATCAGCTATTTTCTCCTCTTCCAAGTAGGCACGATAAATATCAGGGAAAGCATTAGCCAACCTGGTAAACGCTCTCTGCCTAGCTCGTTGGTAGTTTCGCTGACGAACGGCTTGATCGGCAGCAGATTTTAATCTCTGTGTATTTTTCATTTACTCCATCTCTCCATACAGTCGGCTATTGTAGCAAGGACTAGTGGGGTTATCTCCACTCCCTCTACTACAAGTCTGGCATCTTCCTCAGTTGTAAGCCACTCAGATACCCTGATCTTGCTTCCATTAGGGCTATTGCGATACCACTTTAAGGCCTCTGACGGGTTCTCTCCGCCCCATATGGCTATATCCTGGCTGTCCGACACCTCATAGAAGGTAATCCTTCTCTCACGATCAGTAAATAACTCCACGATATTACCCATTAACTCGCTGCCTCTCTCTCGCTACCATCTTATCCTCACAATCTGAGCAGGTGTAAGAGTGGTATTGAGCGTAGTCATACTCACTCGCACACTCTTTACACTTAACAATATCCAGCTCAACCCCGTTCAGGGCATACTCATCTCCCGATAGGTAGCGTGGCTCAGCCATTAGTTCGCTCAGCTTTTAGAAAGTCAATTAAAACTTTCATTTGATTATAAGTAATAACACTCTCTAACGCACCTGCTAGGTACTCAGTAGCGTTATCGCCCCACTTGTCCCTTGATAATTTAACAAGGTTATGAGCCGTATATTCTAACTCTATCTCTTTAATCATATTGCCTTCTCCTTCTCTCTCTCTACTGCCTGATCCATTAAGCAATCATCGCAGGCATAGCCTTGATCATAACTGTTATACCACTCAGGTTTTCTTATCTCCCACCCGCAGAATTGGCATATGGTTTTCACTTGGTTAGTTCCTCTCTCTCTTTCGCTAGTTGAATTAACCTCTCGGCTGAGGTCATTAGATCTTGCAGGTAATCAGCACTATGAACGCAATCGCTCAAAAAAATTAAGCAATCGCCACACATTACAGGTTTCGCCTTCATATTCTCTTCCTCTCGCAACCTAAACACTCGCCATCACGCTCTACAATTACGCCCTCTACCTCTAAAGTATCAGCGCAAGGCAAGCAATACTCCTGTCCGATTGTGTCTATTTTTATCACTTACTCTTTCTCCTTCGCTCTCTCTCTTCCGCCTGTATTGGTAGAAGACTACCATCGCCTATCATATGTGATAAGCGAAGATAGTCAAACACCAACTCTTTCCCTGGCTCGCTCTCTCCCTCTCTCACTCTCTCCCTCTCTCGTGCGTAGGCAGCCAGGTAATTCACCGGCCGCCTTCAGCTATTTTTCAGCTCTCAGCCAACGCAACTTAAAGCTGAACCCCAACACCATCCACCCCCATCCCACCATAAATTTGTGGCGATCAGGTAGAACGCAATGCCAACGCCTACCCAAAAGAGTAGGCGAACGGCTGACCTGATTCGGAAATAGGTAGGCGATCTCATTAGATCGCCCCCTCTTGGATGTTGATCATCTCTTGAGCGTAGCGATATAAAGGGCTTTCTTCATCGGTGATCTTTTGAGTAGCGGTATCAAACCAATCAGAGAAGCGATACACCACTTGAGTTATCTCTGCGCCATCGTGCAAAATCTCAAGATAAGAAGCAGGGCCACCCCAACTAAGAGTGATGGTCGTTTCCTTGATTGTATTCATTCCTAGTGCGTAGTTGTAAAGATCGTCATAAGCCTCGTCTAAAGAGGCTTCAGGGTTGTCTATTGCTCGGTAGATGTCCCCAAGATTGCGCTCTTCACTTGCTAACTGCTCAGCGATTCGCTCTGAACAGGTTGCCTCTTTCGTTGCTGTGTCCATTTCTTCCCTTTCTGTTGCTGACCTCGTCAGTTGCCGACTTACGGCAAGACCGCCCGAAGGCGGTTTCGGTCTAGTTGTTCGCCTTGATCCAATCGGTAACGACTTGCGCCACCTCTTGGGTGTTTGGTTCGTCTAATTCAATGATTGAAGAAATGAATCCATCATCGCCATCGTAAACACCTGCGCCCCAAGTATTGGCGTAGATGTAGCGACCACCTTTTAATTCAAAGTAAGCGCACATCGTAAAACCACCTGTTTGCTCACTTGTTGCCTTGATCCCGTGCTTTTCTAATTCAAGCACCAATTCATCTATTCCCTGCTCTTTGCTCGCCAAGATTGTGCGCTCTTGGTAATAGGTTGCGAAATCTTCCATTAGTTTGACTCCTTTATTTGGTAAGTGATTTCACTTGTTTGATAACTAACATCATTTTGATCGTAATCTGTTGGCTCTTCTAATTGCAGATTGATAGCACTCTCAAGGTCTGCCAATTCGCCATTGGTCAGTTCTTGATCGGTTGAAAATGTGATCTCTATCTTGTAGGTAAATTTATTTTCACAAACACAATCTCTATGATAACTGAAACATCCTGAACATTTGTTTTCATCTAGTGCGTTCATTAGTTAATCTCCTTAAATAATTCAGGGTAAAACTCTGATAATTGAAACCAAAAGGATTGGGCGATTTCATCGGCGTTGTAGATTATTTCCATATCTCCGCAGACAGTATCGGCGTTTTCATCATTAAAACCGAAGTAGGTATTTACATTACCAAAGGCGATGAATTGCTCTTTAGTTAATGCTGGATGGTTAACACCAATAAAATGATATTCATCAGATACAACCCAACCAAGAGGGGCGGTTTCTTTTAGTTTGTTGAACATTTCTTCAGTGGTTGGGTAGTCCTCTTGAGGTAATGATTCTTTGCAGTAGTTGCAAGTATTCACGCAACAACGGCAATCATCTGAATACTCGTGAAGATTCTTATCTTCGCAACATTTCATATTGTGGATTTCAATTAACATTTGTTCCTTCCGTTTGGGATCCCTTCCCAATAGGTCAAGGGTAGCAGAAAAGATGTGTTTGTCTATCATAGTTTTTAGATTCTTTTATGGTGTCCAAAAGCTAGAGGACATAAGGGACTAATCGCCCACCGGTGGACATACCAGGCAAAACGGACAAAGCGGACAGCTAGAAAGATGGGTCAGAATTGGATCAGAGAGGGGATCGGTGCAGGGTCAGGGTCAGAGGTTGGCCTTGATTCGGTGAGCAGATCAGGATCTTAAAAGTATGGGGGAGAGTGGGGGAAGAGTGCCGATATATTAGTTAGCCCCCGTCTGCTCTCTATATCCCCGCAACGGCGCAGAATTCCCGCCAATAGATCAGCAAGGGTGAGCAAGGGTCAACGGGTAGACGGTCAGCGCTCGCCATAACCGACCCCACCCTTGTTAATCCGCACGCGTTGGTTACTATACTCCCCAAATAAATATTTTTGATAAAGTTAAGCTACCCGGTATATGTCCCATATGTCCGATTTGATATAGTATTTCTGTGAGGTGTACCACATTTACTAAAGTTTTTTACCAGAAAGCGAGAAATGGACACCATTTCCTGCCTTATATATAGTAGGGGAGTAAAACGGGGAGTATTAAGTTTTACGACCGTGGTCCTCTCACGAGGCCCCCTAAGGGCGAGTGCTTCTCTACCCCTCACTCGCTAGGCCGTTAGGCCGTAGCTACCGTTACCGTCAATGCTTCGCAGTAGGTGTAGTGTATCATTTTCCAGTATGATGATCCTTCAACCTAGTATAAAAAGAATTGTTACTCCGGGCGGTTATCCACAGGTTTATCCACAGGAGATGATATGTACAGAGATTTAGAAAAGAAGAAAATTAGGCAACGTGAGTACGGCAAGATTTACAGGAAGCGTAAGAACGCTGAGGCCGAATTACGGCAAAAAGAAATTAAGAACAAGATAGCCGCAGCGATTATAGTTGCCGAGCTAACCCAACAGTCCTAGGAGTCAGATGGCAGAGAACTCGGCAGATATAGCCTAGCGGATAATTCTTACTTCCGTGGCTGAGGGGATGACGGTAGAGCAAGCTTGTGGCTCAGCCGGCAAATCCTTAAAGACTTATGAGTACTACCGGCGCTCAGATAAAATCTTCGCCGACAAAATGGATCGTACTAGGCTAGGACTTAGAGATAAGAGCTTTGCCTCATCCGATGTCCACGACCTTACCTTCGCAGAATTTAGAGATCGCTTCCTCCATAACAAAACCTTCCCCCATCAACAGAACCTTGTAGATGTAATTGAGGGTAATGACCCATCCTGGCTTCATCCCAATATGAAGTATGAGAAGGGTCTAAATAACAACCGCATACTTTTAAACATTCCACCCAACCACGCCAAGTCAATTACTATCACAGTTGACTATGTGACCTGGCTACTATGTAAGAACCCAAACTTCAGAGTTCTAATAGTTTCACAGACCCAGCGATTAGCTGGTGACTTTCTCTACGCCATCAAGCAACGACTGACTCACCCAATGTACGAGGACCTACAAGCAGCATACGCTGCTGGCGTAGGGTTCAAATCTAAATCAGCCTCCTGGCAGGCAACCCGTGTCACCTTCGGTGATGAGTTGCGTGAATCCAGTGAGAAAGACCCCAATATAGAAGCAGTTGGTATTGGCGGTCAGATCTACGGTAAACGAGCAGATATGATTATAGTAGATGATGCTGTAACTCTATCTAATGCAAATGACTTTGAACGACAGATCAAGTGGTTAACTCAGGATGTTAGATCCCGTCTTAACCCTACTGGCAAGTTAATTATCATCGGTACCCGTGTAGCCTCCGTAGATTTATATAAAGAGTTGCGTAACCCCGATAGATATCCTGGTGGTCTAGTACCTTGGACCTACCTAGCAATGCCAGCATTATTAGATGCCAATGAGGACCCCGATCAGTGGGTTACTTTATGGCCAGCCTCTGATCAGCCCTTTGATGGGCAAGAGGACACAGACAAGAATGAGGAAGGTCTATATCCTCGCTGGTCTGGTAGAAACTTATTTAACGAACGTCAATCAATGGATGCTTCAACCTGGGCTTTGATTTATCAGCAACAGGATATATCAGATGATGCAGTATTTGATCCAGTATGTGTTAGAGGATCTATTGATGGTATGCGAAAGAGCGGTGGATTAAATGCCGGTTATCCAGGTCATCCTAAAGATACTCAAGGCTTCAGTTATATTTGCGGTCTGGACCCTGCAATGGTTGGTGACACTGCTGCTGTTTGCTACGCTATTGATCGTGCTACCAATAAGCGTTACATTGTTGATGCTATTAAGATCTCTAGACCGACTCCAGCGCAGATCCGTCAATTAATATTTGACTGGACAGAGCTATACAAGCCTAGCGAATGGATAGTAGAGAAGAACGCTTTTCAATCCTTTTTAACGCAGGATGAAGGTATACGCCAGCATCTAGCCACTCGTGGAGTTGTACTCCGTGAGCATCATACTGGTAATAACAAGTGGGACTCAGGATTCGGTGTGGCCTCTATGTCCACACTGTTTGGTACCAAGCAGCACGATGGCAAACACCACAGAGATAATCTGATTCATTTGCCTAGTGATCAAACTGAAAATGTCAAGGCTCTAATAGAGCAGTTGATTACTTGGTCACCTAATACCAAAGGCAAGACCGATATGGTTATGGCTCTTTGGTTCTGCGAGATCAGGGCAAGGGAAATGATCAACTACGGTCAGTACCAACACCATCATATGAAGAATCCATTTTTATCTAATAGGGAAAAATCTAAACGTATGGTAATAAATATAGACGAATTACTATTACAAAAAGATAAAACCTTTATCTAGGGAGATATAATTGTTAACAGCAAAAGAAGTAATCGCTAAAGCTGGTCGTATACAGACCAGATATGCAGCCCGTGATCAACGGATGCGGGATGTTCTTTCTGTGCGCCAAGGTGATATATCAAAGGTATATCCATCTATGTTCTCAGAGGATTACCCAAAGCCTTTAGTTGCTAACTTCGTAGATGTAGCAGCCCGTGACTTAGCAGAGGTAATGGCACCACTGCCATCCTTTAACTGTGCCGCTACCAATATGGTATCTGATACTCAACGCCGTGCTGCTGATACTAGAACTCGTATCGCTAACTTCTATGTAACCTCATCTGATCTACAGATCCAGATGTATCAAGGTGCTGACTGGTTCAATACCTATGGAATGTTACCAGCGATGATTGAGATGGATTACGAAACTAATAATCCAAGAATCCGTCTATTAAATCCTTTTGGTGTTTATCCAGAATTAGACCGTTATGGTCGTTGCGTTTCTTTAATTCAAGTTGTTAATACAGATGCAGAAACCTTAGCTGCTCAATACCCAGAGTATGCAGATGTTATCCTTCCTAAGAATAGATGGCAACAAGGTTCTCCTGCTTTATCTCTAGTTCGCTACCACGACAAAGATCAGGATATGATCTTCCTACCAGAACGCCAGAATCTAATTCTAGGTAATGTTCCTAACCCAGTAGGTAAGTGTTTAGCCAACGTTGCTATGCGATCCTCCCTTGATGGTGAGGCTCGTGGTCAGTTTGATGATGTACTAGCAGTTCAACTAGCACGGGCTAGATTCGCAGTATTACAGATCCAAGCTGCTGAGAAATCTATTCAAGCACCTATTGCTATTCCACAAGATGTACAAGAACTTGCTTTGGGACCAGATGCAATTATGCGTTCTGCTAATCCACAAGGTATTCGTAGAGTTCCACTAGAACTACCAGCAGGTGTATTTACAGAGTCTGGTGTACTAGAGCGTGAACTTCGCGTTGGTGCTCGTTATCCTGAAACTCGCTCAGGTAATATTGATGCTTCTGTTGTTACTGGTCGTGGTGTGCAAGCACTACAGGCTGGCTTTGATACACAGGTTAAAGCAGCACAGGCACAGTTCGCTCGTCTATTTACAGATATGGTTTCTCTATCCTTTGAGGTAGATGAAAAGGTATTTGGTAATATGGTAAAGACAATTAAGGGTAGCGATGACGGCACACCTTATACATTAAAGTACACACCATCTCGCGATATTAAAGGCGAGTATGGCGTAGATGTACGCTACGGTATTATGTCAGGAATGGATCCTAACAGAGCCATTATTGCATTACTACAAATGCGTAGCGACAAGTTAGTATCCCGTGATTATGTCCGCCGAGAAATCCCAATGGAGTTAAATGTTACACAAGAAGAACAAAGGGTTGACATTGAAGAAATGCGTGATTCTCTTCGCGTTGCTGTTGCTCAGTATGCACAAGCTATACCCGCACTTGCTTCCCAAGGTCAAGACCCAAGCCAAATCATTACTAGGATCGCTGATGTCATTCAAGGCAGACAAAAAGGATTACAACTAGAAACTATTATTGCCAAAGCATTTGCACCGGAGCCAGTGGCTCCAGCGCCAACAATGCCTGAACAACAAGTTCCAGTAGCAGGTGCGGCCCCCGCCCCTGCCTCGCAGCCAACTCCAGAACAACAAAGCGGAGCGGCCCCTGCTGCTGGTCAACCTCAACCAGATATCGCACAACTACTCGCCTCTATCGGCGGAGCAGCATAATGAAGGGGGTGAACAAATGAACAAAGGATCAAGAGCAAAGGCTACTGAAACAAAGCCTGTAGAGGGCAAGAACGGAGCACTGCCAACAACTGGAAAAGTATTCTTCGGATACACACCAGCAGGTCGTAAGGGTAAGAAGGCTTAAATTATTTTATTGATAGGAGCGCTGGGTGAATAACGATAATAATCTTAATCGCCCAGTGCGACTGTCTGATTATCTAGTAATAGCATCAGGATTCTTTTTAAATTTAATATCAGTGATAGAAGCACTTGCAGATGATCTGCACCAATTAGCTGTCTATCATTCAACACAGAAGAGCCAGGAAGAAAAAGTCTGGCAACAATTTTCGCAAGATCTAGAAACTTTAAAGGAGGAATAATGGCAAGAGGTCCATTAGCTGGCGCATCAGGCCCAGGCAAATTCTCCAAAAGAACAGATATGGATTTAGGTTCTACATCATATGGAGAAGGTCAAGAAACTGCTGCACTTAATACAGCAGCACCAAAGGCAAAGACTCGTGGTATTGCAGATGATGTAGGTGGAAGACCATCTAATCCATTAACTCCAGCGACTCCAGTAACCCCACTGTTTGCACCAACTGATCGTAAAGATGAACCAATAACTACAGGTATAGCATTAGGTGATGGTGCAGGTCCTGAAGCACTTATGATGCAATCTAAATTTGCTGATAGAAAACTATCAGATATTTTGGCCGAGATGATTCCATTTGATAATACTGGTGATGTAGCAATCCTTTATCAGCAGGTTATAGCAAGAGGTCAGTAGTGTCTGAAAACTTAAAAGCAGCAGCATTTGCAGCAGGTTTATCAGATCAAGATAAAAAGAAAGTAGATAGTTTAAGTAAATTACTATCAGTTCATAAAGAACTTTCTAATCTTCCATCTGATCTAGCTCAACAGCAAGCTAATAAATACACACCTGCTCAAAAAGATTCATTAGTAAAAGTTATGGGAAATGAAGATCCTATAACTAAGCCACCTCGTGGCGCACTTGGAACTGCTTGGCACTACACGGGTGGTCAAATAGCCAACCTTGGTGGTATGGCTCTTGCTGGCTTACAAAATGTATCGGATTTTTCTACTCGTCTATACCGTACTGGCGCTATTGCCGTATCAGAAGGTGTTGATTTAGGAACCGCCTGGGATGAAGCAAATGACAAAGGTGATAAAAAGTTCAATCCTAACCGTATAGAAAATGCTCGTTCTAAGTTTGGTAAAGATGCTGTAGACGTAGCAATGCGTATTGCTTCTGGCGAGAAGATTGATGAAATTATCAAAGATGCTACTCCAGAACAAGCAAAGTATTTAGCACTTGCTGATCCTAAGAGAACTAACATACCAGGTTTTGCTGATAAGTCAGAAGAAGAGCAAGCAAGAGGATTATTCCAAGATACGCTAGATGCAGTTCAAGCATCTAAGTATTCTCCTGGCCGTCAAGTTGCTAACCTATTATTACCTGGATTCTTAGAGGGATCAGGCTTTGCTTACAAAGCAGTATCAGGTGCAGTTGATGCAGCGTATCGTATATTTGCTGATCCTTTACTACTTGCTGGTAAGGTAAAAAAGTTAAACGATATTCGCAATTATTCAGTAGAAGTTATCACTGGAAGTGCCGCTAAAGATGGCGTTAAATTTAATCAATACTTTGATCTACCAACGACTCAAGGTTTTTGGAATACATATGGTGCTAAGTTAAAAGACTTACGCAAAGCCCAAGAAACAAATGACACTTTAAACATAGCAAGAATCAAAGGCGAACTGTCTACGTTAGCTCCTGAGTTTGGTCCTGCTGTAATTCAATCATTCAATAAGGCAGATGAGCCTATTGAAGATGTTTTAACAGCTAAGGCATTTTTCCTTAATGGAAAACAAACAGGCGAAATGATGGCTGGATCTGCTGGTCGTAGAAGAGTTATTGCTCCTCGTATGACAGCAGCTCGTCAACTTAGAGTATCAGCACTTACTACAGCAAATAAGTTTTTTAACATTGACGAAGTAGGTCCTCAGTTAGTTAACGCACAATTCTTTAATGAAGAAGCAACAGATGCTGGTATCTATAAAGCATTAGTTGATGGTAGAGAACAGATCGTAGAATCTGTACAGGCTCTTAATAAGACCAAGAAGTTTGGCCCTGCTAGATTTTCAACTGCAGATATAAACGTACGTATTGATGGATTTAAGCGTAGATTCTCTATTGCACCTATGTTCAAGAATAATGAACTTGATGTAGTTGCTAAAGATGCTCCAGATCAGATCTATCGTTTATCTAGACTAGTACTTCCTCAAAGAGAGTCTAAGTTAATTTCAGAAGCATTTGCAAATACACCAGAAATTGGTAAGCGCAAAGAGATGTTCTACGGATTAATGAATACGATTGTAGACATTCGTGGCATAAATACCACAGAAGCTACTAGAGGAGTTAGCCGAGGCTTAACAGGCAAAGGTAAAATGAAGTTTGGTGTAGATGATCCACTAGATGATATTGGCGCTTTTGCTACAGACTTTAATTCCAAAGTAACTGTCCCTAATCTAGTAGATATAGATAGACTTGCAGCCCGTAGCACACTAGGACAAAAGTTAATAGGCCCTATTGCTAATAACTCATTTCTAGAAACAGTAACTGGGTACTGGTCATTCCTAACTCTTGCTGGTCCTCGTTATGCTCTACGTAACTCTACTGAAGATTTAATGATTAACTTGGCTATTGGTAATACTCCTTGGGGTATTGCTACTGGTCGTAAATTAAATACTAGAGTTCTAACAGCACTTCCTACTAAGGGTGCTAAAGTAAGAGATATTTTTGATGTAGATACTATGGCAGATAGTCCACTAGGTGCCATTATGCGTATCGTAAATAAAGATGAGTCTGCTAAATACTCTAAGCAGATCGCTGATCTAGATGAAAAAATTATAGCTGGAAAGAAAGAAATAGTAGATCTTTATAAGATAACTAAAACTAGCACAGATCCAAAACAAATTGCACAAGCAGAAGCAAAGATTAAACAATTAAGAATTGCAACTGAAGGTGGAGTAGTAGAACAGACAAGAAAGATTCTTGCTACCGCTTTATCAGAAGGAAGAGTTAATCGCTATCTTGATGCTGCCGGTCTAGGTAAACTAGATGACGAGGCAATTGAGTTGCTTGGTGAACAGATTGTCTATGGAAATTACGAGGATGCTCTCTCTATTATTTCTGAAGGTGGCTTTAACTTTGCTACTGGTGGGGATTTCCTAACTGGTGCTGTTGATACAGTACGTCAATTAAACTCTCGTACAGCCGCGCTTCGCATTACTGGACCTAAACAAAAATACACTAGAGAAGCTGGCAAAGTAGGATTTAAGAATGTACGCCTAGATGGTCAAGATGAAGCAACATTAGTATCTTGGTTACTACGTATCTCTTATGTAGCAAATGATGAACTAGGTTCAGTAGCTATTGCTAACCTTCATAAAACAGAAGCAGCAGCAATCTTAGAGATTAAGAAAGCTATTCAGGCCAGACCTGATTTAGTAGATTCATCTATTCTTGCAGCAAAGCGTGTAGATATAGATCAACACGCTAAGTTAATCTATGATCGCACTAGAGAAGTATTTGCTATGAGCAAGAACAATAAGATTAATGATGATCTGTTAAGCAAGGTTCGGGTTTTAGATCCAGAAACTGGCGAATATGTTGTTCAAGGTAAAGTATCTCTAGATGATCTTCCAACTAGCGAAGGTGATATTCCTAAGTATGTAGTTGGGCCATCATTGGTCCCAGTATCTGATACTCAAAACTACGCTGCTACATTCACACAAAGTGGATGGCGCTGGCTAGGTATGGCTAACGCTCGTATGTCACGTCAACCTATTGTTACTGATCAAATGATTCAGATCCGCAAGCAAATGCGTAAGACAGGTTTTGAAGATGCTTGGATTAAATCATACACAAAAGATATTGATCCAACTAAACTTAGCAAAGTAGAAGAAGCAACCAAAAAAGCTAAGCAAGATTTAGCAAGAGTTGTAGAGGAAAGAGCATTAGGCGAGGTATTAGCCTATGTTGATAATCCTCTTATAAGAACTCAGACAGCTTTCTCTATACGTAACTTCGCTCGTTTCTATAGAGCAACTGAAGACTTTTATCGCCGTATTTCTCGTGTTGTTAGATACAATCCTGAAGCAATCCAAAAGGCTGCCTTAACCTATGAAGGTATATCGCACTCAGGTTTTGTTCAACAAGATGATCAAGGCGTAGATTATTTTATTTATCCAGGTATCACTCCTGTATATAATGCAGTTAATAAAACTTTAACAGCACTTGGTTTACCAGATGAATTTAAATCACCTTTGCCAATTCAATTTGGCGCTCAGGTTAAAATGGTTACACCATCTTTAAACCCAGATTCTTTGATACCAACCTTTGCTGGTCCAGTAGCTGGTATATCAGTAAGCACACTATCAAATATAGTGGGCATATGGAATCCAGGTGCTGCTGATACAATTACAAGATATACTCTTGGA